AAAATAGAAATGACGCCGTTGTAGATGATGTATTAATTGTCAGTAGAGATTATGAATTATATTTACTAGGTATGGAATTAGATTATAGTTATGATGATTTTGAATCTATGTTTAAATTTAATAATCCAAAGGCTACAAGTTCTTGTGGTTGTGGGACTTCTTTTGCGATTTAATTGGCCTGCCCTACAGGATTCGAACCTGTGACCTACTGCTTAGAAGGCAGTTGCTCTATCCAGCTGAGCTAAGGGCAGTTAATTAAAAATGTGAATTGGTCGGAGTGGTAGGATTCGAACCTACGACCCTTGCGTCCCAAACGCAATGCGCTACCAGGCTGCGCTACACTCCGGTAATATTATCTATAGTAGATTGCGAAAGTATCGGCGAAGTTCATATGACAAAAAGATGATACTCTTCTATAATTCGGCTTTGATACGCCTCTATATCTGTATCTCAATTTATGGCCTTTACCATTTTTTGATATTGCTTTAAAATATTTTAAGTATTTTATAGGAATATTTTTAGCAATTGAATGTTCGCCATTATGTGGATCCGTTAAATACTTTAGAAGTAACGGATTAACAACTTTATTGAATATAGCTTTTCTTTTATCGTACATAGTGTTTCCTTATTTTAAGTATAATGGACCAGTCCATTGAATTGCATAATTACCAGTAAGTACATTACCTCTGGCTTGATTTAAAGCAGGTGCATTGTAACCAGCGGCTTTCAATATATCACCTTTTTTAAAGTGTTTAAAATCAGTTTTACAAACAAAACAAAAAACACCAGTATCTTGTACAACTTTGATGTACTTCTTACCTTGTGAAACTTTTGTTTTAGAGTCCCAATTATCAACTTGTTCTTTACAGTAACCAGTTAATTCTTTGCCACCCATTGTTGACCATTTCATATAATCGTTTTTAGCGCCTGCCATCATATTGGCTACGCCTTGTTCTAGTGTATCGGCAGTTTGATTTACAATTGTCATAGTGTTATTGTCCTTTGTTAGTAGTTAATATAGTCATTATAACAGAAACCAACATAATGGCAACCATTATTCCAAACATTATCCAGTTTTCTTGTCCTAAACAATGTCCTCCACAATCTTCTATTGAACCAACTGCCATAATAGCAGCCAGAATTGTTGTTATACTAAAAAATGTATTCATAGTGTGTCCTTTCTTTTAATTTAAAGCGATTAACATTAACAATAGACTATTCAATGAAAATCCTATTGCGTTAGATACGATATATAAGATATCTTTAGCGAATATAGCTCTTACTAAAAAGAGAAATAAACCTAACCATACTAATAATATAAAGTTTAATGGTGGTAAATTTGTTGACCAACCCATTAATACAGATAAAGAAGTCGGAGCAGTCGCACCGTGAATAAGTATCATACCTAACCAACCACAGGCTTCTGATATTTTGTTTTTTTTAATTTTTTTCATAATATATGTCCTTTCTTTATTATATGGATAGTATACCACATCTAAATATAGAAAGCAAGCACTATTTTCAAAAAAATGCATAAAAAAACCCTTATAAATCAACGCTTTATAAACTTTTTTGTTCTAGTTTTGTTCTTTTTAGTCAATTCTTGCAGTTTTGCAACAAAAAATGAGCGAATCGAGTGTAAATGGTCGCCGGATTATGAGCGAATCAGCGAATCAGCGTTAGATTCTCTTGATGACATGAAAAGAATCAACATACAACAGATGAAAGCAGCTTGTAATTTTTGATAAATAGTAGAAAAAGGAAATAAAAATGGAATATTGCAAAAATTGTGGTCATCAATGTCATTGTGGCAGTCCTTGTATGAAAGAACATACGGACGGCGATGGAAAAAAGATAGAAATTGAGTGTTGTAAACAATGTAGATGTGATACGCCTATTAATTAAGGAATTTATGGCAAAAATGAGATTATTTAAGTTTTGGAATGCAGATGGTGTTGAAAAAGAAAAAGAAGATATAAGTTTAAAGAAAGCAACAAGGTCCGTACAAGGTGATTTTAAAGATAAAATGATAAGTGTTGAATATATCAGTAAAAAGGGCAAAGAGATGTGTCATTCTATAATCATACCAATTGGTAGAAAGTTAAGACAATCAATTTTACAAGAACAAAGAAGAGAGGCGTTAAAAGCTAAGAATGCCAGCCGTTAGTAGAAAAGGAGATAGTTTATCAACAGGTCATGCTTGTGTTGGTACAACTACTTTAGATACACCAGGACAAGGAACAGTTTTTGCAAATAGTATTTTAGTTGCAAGAATTGGTGACCCTACTGTACCTCATCCAAATCCACCTTTACCACCATGTCCTGACCATGTAGCAAATGTTAATGTAGGTTCGCCTAATGTGTTTGCTGTTGGTATTGCAGTTGCAAGAATAGGAGATAGTGCAGACGCAGGCGCTATGACTAGTGGAAGTGGTAATGTTTTTGCAAACGGTTAGTAAAGTGTTATAAATATTACCGTTATGGCAATATACGACTCTCAAATAGTAAATAAGACCACTAGAAACTCCAGACCTTTCAAGGATATTGATTTAGACTTTGAAAGAAATCCAGTAACTAATGATGTCAATACTGTTGATAATGTAGTTGCAATAAAAAGAGCTGTAAAGAATTTAATACAGACTAATTTTTATGAGAGACCATTTCAACCAGAATTAGGTTGTGGTATTAGAGAATTACTTTTTGAAAACTTTACACCAATGACTAAAGTTTTTTTAGAAAGAAAAATAGAAGAAGTTTTAATTAACTATGAACCTAGAGTAGATTTGCAAAATGTTCAAGTTGATGATGACCAAGACGGCAATAGATTAGTTGTTGATATATATTTTTATGTAGTAGGTGTACCAGGTCCACAACAAGTGCAAACATTTTTACAGAGAGTAAGATAATAGATGTCAAATAAGTTAGTAGTATCAGATTATGATTTTGAAGCAATCAAAAGTAATCTAAAAGGTTTTTTACAAGGACAAACCGAATTTCAAGATTACGATTTTGAAGGTAGTTCTTTAAATATTCTACTAGATGTTTTATCTTACAATACTCACTACATGGCTTATCTTGCCAACATGGCAACTAATGAAATTTATCTTGATAGTGCAGATATAAGAAATAATATTGTATCATTAGCAAAGATGATTGGTTATACACCATCATCACCAAAAGCACCACAAGCAAATATTGATATTATAATTAATAATGCTTCAGGCACAAGTATTACAATGGCAAAAGGAACAGTCTTCACAACAAGTGTTGACGGGACTTCATATCAATACATAACAAATTCAGATTTTACAACTACACCAGTTGCAGGTGTTTATAAATTTTCTAGTGTACCAATTTTAGAAGGTACTTTAGTTCAATTTAAATATACTTTTGATAGTACAGATTCAGACCAAAAGTTTATCTTACCAAGTAATAAAGTTGATACATCTACTTTACAAGTAAGAGTTCAAAATAGTAGTGATGATACATCTATTGAAACATACGCATTAGCAGGTGGTTATAATAATGTAACAACAAATACTAAAGTTTATTTCTTACAAGAAGGCCGAGACGGCAGATATGAAATTTATTTTGGTGACGGTACAAATGGTAAATCACTAGAAGACGGAAATATAATTATTTTAGATTACATTGTAACAAATAAAGGAATATCAAACGGTGCAAGTTCTTTTCAATTACAAGGAACAATTGGTGGTTTTTCAGATGTTACAATTTCAACTGTATCAGCTTCACAAGGTGGTGTTGCAGGTGAAACAAATGATTCAATAAAATTAAATGCACCTTTACAATACGCAGCTCAAGACAGAGCAGTAACAACTACAGATTATGAAAGTTTAGTTAAATCAATTTATCCAAATGCATTATCAGTAAGTGCTTGGGGTGGTGAAGATGATGAAACACCAAGATATGGTATTGTGAAAATAGGTGTTAAAGCTGCTTCAGGTTCTACATTGACAGAAACTACAAAAGCAGATATAGTAAATAAATTAAAACCATACAATGTTGCTTCAGTTGTACCTCAAATTGTGGATCCAGAAATAACTTCGGTACTATTAACTTCAACAGTTAAATACAATACATCAGGAACAACAAAATCAAGTGATACATTAAAATCAGAAATTATATCTTCATTGACAAATTATAATACAAATACTTTACAAAAATTTGATTCAATATATCGTCACTCAAAAGTAACAGGTTTAATTGATGGTACTGATAATAGTATTCTATCAAATATTACAACTGTTAAAATAAGAAAAAGTTTTACACCTACAATAGCAGCCTCTAACAAATATGCTATTTACTTTAGAAATGCTTTATTCAATCCTCATGCAGGACATAATATGGCTGCCGGTGGTATTTTAAGTTCTACAGGTTTTAAAGTAACAGGTAGTGATAATGAAATGTTTTTTGATGATGACGGTAATGGTAATGTAAGAAGATATTTCTTATCATCTGGTATTAGAACATATGTAAATGATAGTCAAGGAACAATTAATTATTCAACCGGAGAAATTATACTTAACTCTTTAAATGTTGCCTCAATATCTAATATTAGAGGTGTTACATCTACATTAATTGAGATAACAATAACTCCTTTATCAAATGATATTGTACCTGTAAGAGACCAAATTGTAGAAATAGATATTGCAAATTCTAATATTACCGTAACAGCAGACACTTTTGTGGGAGGTTCAGCTGACGCTGGTGTGGGCTACACAACAACATCAAGCTACTAATGAGCAATGGCAAAATTTAATGAAAAAATATCAACGATACTTAACAACCAATTACCAGAGTTTGTCGTTGCAGACCATCCTAAATTCGCAGAATTTCTAAAAGTCTATTATCAACTTTTAGAATCAGCAGAATTATCCGTTACAGCTATTGAGGGCACAGATGGTGTTTTACTTGAAACAGAAACAGGTCAAACAAACAATCTAGTTTTAAACTCTAGTCGTAAAGATACAGCAAGAACATTATTAGATGAAAATGATAAGATACTTTTAGAAGAATCTACTTACGGTAAATTCACTAGAGGTGAAACTATTACAGGTCAAACATCAAAAGCAACTGCTGTAGTATTAGTAGAAGATATTACTAATAATAGATTAATAATTTCAGCACAAGATAAATTTATTGATACAGAAATAGTTGTTGGTCAAAATTCAGGTGCTCAAGCTACAATTTCAAATTACAGACCTAATCCAGTAAATAATATTTCAGACTTAATTAATTTTAGGGATCCTGATAAAGTTATTAATCACTTCTTAACAGAAATGAGAAATGAGTTCTTGGCAACATTGCCAGAAAACTTAGCGTTAGGTATTGATAAAAGAAAATTAATTAAAAATATTAAATCACTTTATAGGTCAAAAGGTTCAGTTCGTGGCCATGAAATGTTTTTTAGAGTTTTATTTGGTGAACAATCAGAAACATTTTATCCTAGAGAACAAATGCTTAAGGCTTCAGATGGTCAGTTTGACTCATTAAAAGTATTAAGGGTTATTGCAACAGTAGGTGACGCAACACTATTAATTGGTAGAACAATAACAGGTCAAACTTCAAACGCAACTGCTATCGTAGAAAATACTTCTACACTACAAATTGGTGCTTCTACAGTTACACAATTAATTTTAAATGCTGATAGTATTCAAGGAACATTTTTAATTAATGAAGAAATACAAGGAACAACAGCCGATACAGATGACTACTTTATTAAGGCAAGTATTACAGGTATACCTGGTACAAAAAATATTACAAATGATGGTTCATTAAATAAAACTACAGATACAATTAATGTAATAGCTGGTGGTGAGGGTGCATTATTTCAAATTGAAGATATTGGACCTGGAAGTATTACAGAAATTATTTTAGATAATAAAGGTACAGGTTATGAGATAGGTGATAAACTAACATTTAATAATACAGGAACAAATGGTGGAAATGCAGCTGGATTTGTAAAACTTGTAAATGGTGGTATTGCAGACCAAGCAGGCAGTAGGGATCCGGCTAACGGAACGGAAGACAGATTAGTTTTAGAAGGCGGTACAACTCAAGGTGACGCATATTCAGGTAATGCTATTGTTCAAGAAAAATTTACAGACTTACAAACTATAGAAGAAATATTTTTAACAAATGGTGGTGGACAATATACATCATTACCTTCAGTATCAGTTACATCATCTACAGGTTCTAGTGCAATTGTAAAAGCATATGGTGATGAAATAGGAAAAATTGTAAAATTAAAAACTGCTGAATTAGGTAGAAGTTACGAAACAGCACCAACGCCTCCTGTTTTAGGTTTCTTTAATAACATGATTATAACAGGTATTGTTGGTTCTTATATTCAAAATGGTACAGTTACAGGTGGCACAAGTAATGCTACAGGTGTAATTGCAGAGTTTGATAATGATAAAGGTCTATTAAGAATTAAAAATGTAACAGGTACTTTTCAATTAAATGAAACTATTACATCTAATTCAGGTGGAACATCTAAACTTGCAAAATTAGATATTTCAACAGCTACAGTAAATGTTGTGTCTGTATCAGATACAGATGGTGTGTTTATTAGTGAAAAAGGTAAATTATCAGAAACAACAATGAGAGTACAAGATAGTTTATACTATCAAGATTATTCTTATGTAATTAAAGTAGGTCAATCTATCGCCAGATGGCGTGACGCATTTAAAAAGACTATGCACACAGCAGGTTTTTATTTTACAGGTCAAGTAGATATTGAATCAAGAATAATAGTAACAGCAAAAGGTCCTGTTAAAGGTGTTACTTCAGGAGTTCTTGATAGTCCATTATTATCTCTTGTTAATACAATTTTCACAACTGTTTTTGGTAGAAGATTAGGAACAATTTCAGACGGAACATCTTTGAGACCTAAAGCAAATGTGGGTGGTAATGTTGATGTAAGTACGGCTTACGAAGACCCATTTGCCGCTAATACTAGAGATTTGACAGCAACTAGAGAAAAAATATCAATAGATTATTTAAGTAGACCAAGGAATATTTTTACTGACGGTGCAGGAGTTGTACATGATATTAGAAGTGGTTATGCATACGGTGGACCTAGATTTAGTTCATTAAATAGATATGTTAATAGTGCTTTTGGTCAAACAGCTATTGGTTCTAATGCAAACTCATTTCAAAATTTAAGTAATATCAAAATACAAGGTACTAAAACAGCTCTTGATGGACAACAAACACCTATATTTTTATTTACTTCTAACGAAATAGGTAAGAAAATTAAG